CGCCGATCAACTGTTGAACCCCGAGCTGTACCCGACGTGGTCCGGTCAGCGGATGCAGTTGCTGTCGGCGATGCCTGAGAACGGGCAACTGTGGATGGAGTATTTCGAGCTGCTCCGTCCGGCCTTGCAGGCCAAGGTGCATCCGGTCGAAGCCTATGCGTTCTACGAATCGAACCGTGCGGCCATGGACGCGGGCTGTGAAGCCCGCTGGCCTGAACGCAAGTTGCCGCATGAGCTGAGCGCGATTCAGCACGCGATGCACCTGCTGTTCAACTGCGGCGAGCAGGCGTTCCATGCCGAGTACATGAACGTGATCTGGACCCCCAGTGACGAGCAAGCGCTCGACCCGCTGATGGTCGCGACCAAGCTGCACAACCTGGAGCGGGGCCGCGCGCCGCAAGGGGTCGAGAAGGTGACGGCCTTCATCGACGTTCATAAGCGGCTGCTGTACTGGATCGTGATCGGCTGGGAGTCCAACTTCACGGGCTACGTGATCGACTACGGCACCTACCCCAAGCAGACCCGCAAGACGTGGCGGACCAGTGATCCACCGGTGACGCTCCAAGCAGTGGCCACTCAGCGCGATGAGACCGGCAAGCTGAGTGATGATGCGGCGGTGTATCAGGGTTTGTCAGTCACGATCGCGGAGCTGTGCGGCCGTCGGTTCCAGCGCGATGACGGCGTGGAGCTGTCGCTGGACAAGCTGCTGATTGATGCCGGTTGGAAACAGGGCGTCGTTAAAAAGGCCATCCGCGAAAGCACCGCTGGCAGTCTGTGCCTGCCGAGTCGGGGTCGCTGCGTCGGTGAAAGCGAGTGTCCAATCTCGCGCTACAAGCCGCGGCCGGGCGGCACGGTCTCGGAAGAGGAGTGGTGCATCGACGTGCCCCAGGGCAGCCGTGGCGGGCGGATGGTGACCATGGATGTCAATCACTGGAAAAGCCAGTGGCTCGCCGCCGTCAATGCCCCGGCCGGGACCGCTGGAGCTCTGACCCTGTTCGGCCTACCCGGCACCCGTCACGAGCTGCTGGCCCGCCATTGGGACAGCGAACGCCGCGTGACTAAGACCGGCGAGCGCACCAAAGACATCTGGGGCCTGAAGGCCGGACAGTACGAGAACCACTGGCTGGACTGCGCGGTAGGAGCCATGGTCGCCGCCAGCATCCTCGGCATCCGTGCCACCGGCCCCAGCAGCCTGACCAAACCCCGCAACACCGCCCGCCAGGACTTAATCAACAGCGGCCGGATTAAGCGGCGGAGGTGAGAGTCCGTCTTTTCTTACTACTCTTTCACTGACGATCGGGTCCGTGGCAGCTCTTCGTTGATCAGAATTTCTTTCGTCGTGCTCATGCATCCCTTTTTACGTTGACTGGTCCTACGACAACCTCCCTGGTCGACCACTTGGCGCCGCACTCCTTGCACTCCCGGACGCGTCGGCGCTGTGGGCCGGGTTTGGTTCGCACGACACGGTCGTTCGGGCGACCGTGGTCGTCACACAGCCCGCACTCCGGGCAGCCGTCGAAGAAGACTCCGTTCATCGCCATGCGCCTAATATAGTCACAAAAGCGCATATGTAGCACCCAAGTTATATTTTTTCAGCTAAGCGGGCCGAGATGCTCTGTGCTAACTCCAGCTCAGCTCTCAGAGTGACTCCGACTCCGATGCCTGATCCTGATCCCCTCACTGACGCCCTCGCCCGCCCCAAGCGGACCAAAGTCGGCAACGAGGAGATTGAGGAACACTCGATTCCCGAGATTCAGGCCGCGATCAAGGCCAAGAACGCCAACGCCAATACAGCGGCTGGCAAGCTCCCGGTCAGAACGCATCGCATTCGCCCCGGCGGGACGACGGAATAAGTTGTCAGTTGTCAGTCAGTCTGACTGAGAACTGAGAACTGAGAACTGACGACTACAGACTATCATGCTCCAATCTCTCTCCACCGCCGTCTCTCGCGCTCGCCGCTCGGTCGGGCAGTGGATTGCTGGGATTGCGGAGCCGCACCGCAAGCGGCGAGGGATCTCGGAAGAGGCCGTCGTCTCGGCCCGCTACGATTCAGCTCAGACTTATCACGGCAACGAACGCTACTGGCGCAACGCGGATGCGTTCACGGCGGATCAAGCGAATAACCGTCAGGTCCGTGAAACGATTCGACAGCGAGCCATCTATGAGACCTGCGAAGCCAACAGCCTGCTCAAAGGAATTGTCTCAACGCTAGTCAACTACACCGTGGGCAGGGGGCCTCGTCTGCAAGTGCAGACGCGCAAAGATGACATCAATGCTCTGATCGAAAAACACTGGCGGGTGTGGTCCAAGAGGATCGGACTGAATAAGAAGGTCTGGTCTTTGCGGCACGCGCGGTGCGTCGAAGGGGAATCCTTCGCAGTCCGCTTCAACAATCCACGTCTGCCCGCCACGCATGTGCAGCTGGACATTCAGTTGGTCCCGTGCAGCCTGAACACGGACAGCCAGCCTGAGACTGATACGCACGTCGACGGCATCGACCTGGACGCTTACGGCCAGCCGACCCGTTACTACTTTCGCACATCGACAACGACGCTCGACACCGAGACCTATCCGGCCGAGCGGGTGATTCATCTTTTCAAGCCGGACCGCATCGGCCAGCACCATGCTGTCAGTGAGATTGCGACCGCGCTCCCGATGGCTGCAATCCAGCGCGACTACATCCTCGCGGTGCAGAAGAATGCCCGCAGTGCGGCCTCGATCACGGGCGTGATCGAAACCACTGGCAGCACAGATCCAGAGCAGCGCGCTGTGCAGTCCGGTGACGAGCTGACGCTCAATCATGACAATTTGTTCGCCCTCGACGACGGGGCGAAGATGAATGTGCTGCATCCCGCGCATCCGATGAGCGAGATGTCGCAGTTCCTCGACGACACGACGGCCATTGAGATCCGCTGCTTAGACATGCCGTTGAGCATCGCCAAGATGTCGTTCACGAACAGCTACTCGTCCTCACAGATGGACGCACAGGGCTTCGACAAGGCCGTAGGGGTTGACCGCAGCCTGCATCTGGAAGAGCCGCTCCTGGACCGCCTGTTCGGCTGGTTTGTCGAAGAGCTGGCGCTGCTGGGGATCGTCGAGCAATCGGCCCTGGACGAGATCCTTTCGGAAGAACTGGAGCTGTCGCACGTCTGGCACTGGGATGGCTTTGAACATGCCGACCCGGCCAAGGTCCGCAAGGCCGAGGACGTGGCCCTGAGAAATCACACACTGACACTGGCCGAAGCCTACGCCAAACGCGGGCTCGACTGGGACCAGCAACTGGCCCAGCGCGGCAAAGAGATCGCCCGCATGGCCGAACTCAAGCTGCTGCCAATGGATGGGCAACCTGCTGAAGAGCTGCCTGCGGACGAGGGTGAGGACGACGTCCCGCCACCTGCCAAGAAGGCCAGCTACAAGCCTGCCCAACCCCGCTCGATCCGGGAGGGCCAGCCCGTATGACTCAGTCCATCATCACCCTGCAAGCCAACACCCCAGTGGCCGACGATGTCTGCCGGTTGACTGGTGCGCTGGATGATAGCCCGATCACGATTCAAGCGGCAGAAGGTGACGGCCCCTCGCGGTTCACCGCCTCGCCTGCTTACAGCGGCGGGCCAATGCTCCCCACGCTGCATGGTGTGAGCAATGAGTACCCGGTCTACCTGAATCTCGCGGGGATGCAGGTCCAGGCCAACTTGCCCGCCTATCGCGGCCACAACCTGCCGTGGATCGACACCGCGAAGGAAGCTGTGATCGTCGGCCATTGGACCGACGTCAAGAAGCAAAGCGGACAGCTCGTGGCCACTGGCCTCGCGAGCGGTATAAGCGCTGATGCTCAAGAGGTCATTCAGAGCGGTCGCAACGGGTTTCCCTGGAGACCTAGCATCAATGCCGAGTTCCGGCGTGACGATATCACGCAGCTCGCTGCAGGCAAGAGCAAACAGGTCAACGGGCGGACCGTCACTGGTCCGGCTCTGATCGTCGAAAAGTCTACGCTGGTGTCGATTGACTTTGTCATTCGTCCTGGTGATCCCCAATCCGCCGCGGCCTTCGCCGCACAACGTGTCCGCCAGGAGTCTGCCATGGGTTTCGAGCAATGGGTCGCCGAGCAAGGTTTCGTCCTCGCAGAGCTGAGTGACAAACAGCGGGCCAGCCTGCAGGCCCAATACGACGCGCACCTGGCCAGCCTCCAAGCCGCCGCTGAAGTCCGCAAGGAAGTTGCTGAGCCAAAGGAAGCTGCTGTACAAGCTCAAGTGAACGCCCCGGACTTGATCGCTCTGCAGGCTGCTGAAGCTGCCAACGAGAGCGCCCGTCAGCGAATGGTGCACGAGCGCTGTGATGCTGCTGAGGCAGCGTGGCGAGGCTCCAAGCCGGAGCGGCAGGGCAAGTCACTGCTGTGCGAAGTGCAGGGTCAGAAGGCCCCGATTCGTGAGCATGCCTTGCGGCATCGCTGGGATGAGCAGAAGACGGAGCTGCACTTGCTCCGCGCCAGTAATAGCGACGCGCCCAAGCCGCATCTCCAAGTCAGTGCGCAGGGGGCTTCCCCCGTGGATGCCGTGGTCTGCTCGCTGCTGGCCCGGATGGGCATCAACACCAGTCAACCACTGCAGATTCAGCACGTACCCTCAACGCTGGTCTTGCAAGCCGCTGAGCGGACACCGAGTTGGCTGTGGGCCTCGGCCAGTGATCCTCGCCGCGTGGACGTGCTCCAGGCTGCTCAGGCCTTGATGCACAAGTCGGGGTATGATCTCGCTGAGCTGTGCTGTCAGTTGGATGGCCGCAGTGAGATCAAAGGGGACGCAGCAGTCCAAGCAGCCTTCACCGGCAGTGCTTTGCCGAACATCCTCAATCAGGTTTCGACGGCCGTTGCGGCAGATGTGTTTGCCCGGCAGACTGATGACCTCTCTTGGCTGGGCGTGCTGCCAGTCGAGAACTTCCTCGCGCAGACCGAGTTGGACATCGTCGGTGGCACGGAGCTGTTGCCGCATCGTGTCGGCGGTGTCCCTGTCGAGTCGGGTTTCACCGACTCCAAGCAGACCTACCGCTGCAATCGGTTCTCGCGCAAGTTCACCGTCGATGAGATGGTGCTGATCGACAATCGCCTGATCTCGGTCCTGCAGAAGTTCCGCGACGAGTTCGCGTTCGGGGCCGCGCAGCTGTCGCCGAACCTCGGTTATGCCGAGTTGATGTCGAACCCTACCATGCAGATCGACGGTCTCGCGATGTTCGACGCTGCTCACAACAACACAGTCACGCTGGCTGGTGTCACGGAAGCTCAGATCAAGACTGGGCTGTCATCAGCACTGAACAAGCTGATGCTCCAGAAGGACGCCGCAGGCAGTGTCCTCAATCTTCGCCCGACGCACCTGCTGTTGCCGCCGGACCTCTACACCGACGTCAAGACGCTGATTTCCAGTCAAGAGTCCCGTGCAGCCTCGGCCACGGGCGGAGTTACCGGGAACTCGGTGTACGGCATCGTCGAGCGTCTGATTACGGATGCTCGGCTGCAGTCGACGATGGTTCATCCACTCAAGCGGACAAACGTCGTCGGCAGTGCAACCACGATGTACATGATTCATGCGACCAGTCGCCCGCCAGTCAGTCTGGTCCGTCGCAACGGTGCCGCTGGTCCGCTGGTGCGGACCGATGTCATCGGCGTCGGCAGCGGCCGGGGCGTCGTCGGCGACGTCTATAAGGACGAAGGCGTCGCAGCCACCGAATGGC